GCTTGCAGCAGCAGGAGTAGGAACATTATTATTTTGGGTAGCAAAATTCCAATATCCAGCATTAGAACTTCCCCCTTTATAGTAAGCAGCTTTATACCATTCGTTTTCTGTTGGAATATAATAATTTGCTCCAGTATTCTTATTAATGATTCCGGTTAATGCATTATTAAGAGTGTATGCCCCAGTTTCTGTAGAACCAGATCCTTTACCATTATGTAACCAGTTACAATATCTAGCTAGACTAAACCAGCTCAAAAAATAAACTGGTTTATTTCCCATAAGATTTTTAACAGAATATGAGAATGATCCTGATGAGCCGCTCCTGCTGATTCCTCCAACTCTTTCACTATTCATCTGAGTTGAATATAAAGCATTAGGGTCTGAAGCAGCTTTAGCATTTAAAAAAGCACAATACTCATCATTACTTAATAGGTATTTACATATATTATAACTATAAGCTACTCCGCCGTAGCCAGTAGAGTCATTAGAATTATTAGTATCACCAACTGTTACATAGTTATCTAGACTTAGAGGATTAGATATTGTAGCTATTCTTCCTCCCCAGTCTTGATCTTGGGGCTTTCCTTTATTTCTATTAGGAACAGATACGAAACTTGGTGGATTGGTATCCCCTCCGGCAACAGTTTTTAAATATCTTCGTGTTTTATCACTATCATACTTATTATTAAATCCACCGTATCCAGCGATATCTCCACCTCTAATAACTTTAAAGGTGGCACTAGTAGAATTAGCATCACACCATTCCCAAACTAATCCTGTTTGATCAAATGTTCCATAATAACTACTTTTACCATTAGTTCCAATACTAGTAAAGTTTAGTCCTCCATTCCAAAAAGCATTACTTCCAATAGCCGCACTATTATATGTGACTATACTATCATTTCTCAGTAGAGGAGTATTGTTCAGTTTGTTACGAGCAAGTTGATTGCCACCAAAACTAAAAAAAGATACCATTTAAAATCCCTTTATAATTAAGGTGTTCCGCCATCTATTAAGCAGTATACTAGAGATGTGGGATTCGCTGCACTAACACCACTAATACTGGTTAACCCAGCAATAGTAGAAGCTGTACCGCCAAGACTAATTGAGGTTGAACCTAGTGATATCGAACTATTTGTTAGTTTAGAATTAGCTATACTACCAGCCAACATGGTATTTGTGACAGTCCCCGTATCTGTCGTATATACTCCATTGGTAACACTACTTGCGTTGCCATTCAAACTAGCAGTAATAGTTCCTGCTGTAAAATTACCACTACTATCACGAGATACGATAGCAGAAGAGGTATTGGAGCTAGTTGCCGTTGTGGCACTATTAGAAACTTTGCCAGCAGTACTAATAGTATCGAGTTTGGTATCAGCAATAGCGGCAGATGTTGCTATGTCTGCATTTACTATACTAGTAGATAGATTTAGCTTACTATATGCAATAGCAGCAGAGCTATTAATATCTGCATTAACAATAGTATCATTAGCAATCATTGTACTAGTTACTGTGCCAGTATCTGTGGTATAAACACCGTTAGTTACTGTACTAGCATTACCACTTAAGCTACCAATAAAATTTCCACTAGTATAAACATTACCACCACTAAATTCCCATCTGTTTGATGTGTTATTCCATAAGACAGACTGTGTGGTACTACCAGTATAAACTTCCATACCTCCAGTAGATAATCCGCTAGTATTAACTTTTATAATATTGTCACCAATATCAACTGTTGTGCTATTAACTGTCGTTGTAGTACCTTGAACAGTTAAATTTCCTCCAACGGTAACGTCGCTAGCCGTTATTAAAGTATTAATACCTGTTAAATTTTTACTACCATCAACAATTAATGCTCTACTAGCAGAAACTGTTCCTGGAACAACTCCAGATAAATAAGATAATTCTGTTAGTGTTGCTTTGGTGGAAGCATCTGTAATATTGCTCCAAGTATGAGTATGTCCATTGAAAGACACTCCAGTAGTATCAATATACATAATATCAGAAACACTATCGTAAGATAAAGCAACTCCGGTTCTTCCTACAACCTGTGTGGTAGCAATATTCCCTAGGTCGGTAATCAAAGAACTAGGAATACCAGTAATGCTAATAGTTTGAGCACCAGCATTATTAACTATACCAATACCGGAACCTTGTACTAAACTCTTAACATTTAATAGTCCACTAACTGAAGAATTAAAATCAGTAATATTAGAAGATGTATGACTATGTCCGCTAACACTAACTATGGTATTATTAACTGTTAAAGTATTAAAATTACCAGTACCGCTAGGAATACTAACAGAGCCAGTAAAAGTGGCCCCAGCTAATGCTGCTCTACTTGTATCTACTGGATGAACGTGATCAGCCCTAGCATATTTATTCGAAGTACCAATAGTTACAGAACCATCCATTAATGGATTACTTGAAGAAGCTTGTCCAAGAACAAATGCTGTGCTAGCAATTTGTGTTGTGTTTGTGTCAGCAGCAGCAGTTGGAACTGTTGGAGTACCAATTAATGCTGGACTACTTAGTGGAGCATATATTCCGCTTACTAATCCACTAACACTAGTATTAAAATTTTCAATATAAGAACTAGTTAGTCCAGTAATTGAAATAGTCTCTACCTTACTAGTATTATCATAGCTTGCTCTAATACCACTTACTCCAGTGATAGTGGCACCTATAACATCCTTAACCGTATTAGCATCTAATCCATTAGTAGATATTGTGAATATTCCATTATTGCCACTTACAGCAATGTTAGTTCCAGCCACAATATTTTTAACTGGTAATAAGCCACTAACTGCACTATTGAAATCACTTAAATAGCTTGAGCTTAGACCGGTAACAGATACCGTCACTACTCCAGAAGACGCAGCATAAGATATATTAATTCCGCTAGTGCCTATAAAATCTGCCCCAGTTATATTGGCCCAAGATAAACCACTCCAGAGGGTAGATCCATCACCAATCTTAATTTTTTTGATTGTTGTATCAAATCCCATTTCTCCTTGAGATAAAGCGTCTGAAGACGCTGCCCACTCAACAGATGTTCCTCTTCTAAGTCGAATAGTTGTTAGAGCTGGCATGTTTTATAGACCTTTATTTAAAAAGTTATGGTGTACCACAATCAAAAGTATAATGATTTAGATAGTCATTTAGTCCTGAGATTCTATATACTGATAAATCTCCAATTATTTTGTTCATAGGATATGTATCTGGTAAATCACTTGGAAGTATTTTTTCAGTATTGATTACATCAACATTATAAATTTCATATCGTTCTATATCAATATTATTTACATTGTCTACAAAACTAGTTTCAATTTCAATAATATTAGTATCTGTATCTGTAATTTCAACTATAAATTCACTCATATTTGACAATCCAAAAGATTAGATGATTGACTAAATCGTTTCACAATACTTATTGTTCCAAAAAGAATGCGAGTCAAATATTTTCCACCTCCATTAGCATATAATTGATCTGGAGACTGAAGCTCTAAATCATATTTAGCCGTATTAAAATTGAAGCCATTAGTTGTAGATGCTGGCATGAGTAAAGTAAGTTTACCATTTATAGCATCTATGGTAAATTTATATACTCCAAAATCTGTGTTATTAGAAGTAAATGTTTGAGTGGCACTTAAGTTAGTTTTCCACATTAATCTAGCACACCATCCAGTTAGATTAACGGGATTACCATTTGTATCTTTATAGATAAAAGATATTCTAAAAGATGTTCCTTGTTCTATAGCAAAGTCGTATTTACCTGCTGCCATGTTTTAGGCCCTTAAGATTTATTATGTTTGGCCAACTATAATTAAGTCTGGAATACCTATTATATAGATACACCTTAACCTTAAACTATAGTTAGAGATATAAAAAAAGAAGGGCCAGTAATTGCTTACTGGACCCTTCTGATTTTGAGATTTCTGTCGGATAAGATCAGACAGCGCCTAGGATAACTCTGCGGTTGTCTAGAACAGCAAAGCCCTGCTCGGCCCAGCCGTAGAAGCCAGCTCTCTTTTGACGATGTAGTGTATCGTCTTCAAAGACCTGTACTTGCTCACGAACTGGCATAATGAAACTGTCTCTCTTGCGTAGGTCGAGACCCACAACAAGCTCACTCTTACTACCGGGTAGACTGCCGCTAAGAACACTACTATAGAATAGTTGGTATTCTTGGCCTTCACCTAGTTCGTCAAGATCGTGAAGGTTGATACCGAAGACACGGTTTAGTGTGCCGTCAGCAGCTGTGTAGATCTCTCTACGAGTCACTTCATCAACTTGATCGATACCCCAACTGCGGATATCTTCCATTGACTCTGGTGAAACATAAAGATCTGTTAGCAACCCACGGTTGTTAGAAGAACTGTTACCGCCGCCGTTACGACGCATAACTGTCTTCATTAGACTTACTAGACGCTTTGTGAATAGACCGGCTGAGGCATCGCTGTCATAAACAACAATGTTACGGTCAACACCAGCGGCTAGCAATGTGTGCCAACCGTCATCATTCATCTTCTTAACAAATGAACCTTCAAGAACTTCCATAGCGCGACCAACAACGTCCCAGCGAGCATCACGAGCATACTTTAGGAGGTAGTCGATTGAAGCGCCGATGTCATAGGTTGGAACCATGACGTAATCGCCTTCAACGTGACGCTCTGGAATATATCCGTGATTAGGAACGGTGTAAGCAACGAAGTCTTTTTCGGTGCCAGGAGCAAGGAAATCAAGTGGAAATTCTGGAGTGGCACTTTGAGCAAGTTGAATTGGCTCGAAGATACCGTCGAGAATATCACCACTCAAGAGACCTTGTCTTAGTGGTAGCTCTAGAGCTTTTGCAAACTCTGAGTTAGCAGCTAAGGCTACTTCTCTATTTGGTGAACCGGAACGAACAAGAAGCTCTGTTAGTTCTGGTGTTGGTTGGAATGCTTTTGTGTTAACTGACATTTTTTTCTCCCTTGTTAAAGCTTAAGCAATGTTAACTGATAATTTGACATAACCATCAGAATCTTTTGACCCCAAGAAGGTGCCAATTTTCACACTATTAGTACTTGATGTGCCAATGAGGCCACTAGCACCAACATAGGCATCGACACCAGCAGAAGGAGTAATAGCAGCAACTAACATGTTAGTTGTTACTTGACCCTGACGAAGTAGGGAGACCTTGCCGCCCAATTGTACTTCATCTTTGTGCCAGTTGATGTGTTGTCTTGTTAGATCAAGATTCACAACGTCATTTAGTAGGATACCGAGTGGCTTGGAACCACTTACTGTAGCAGCATAAGCAACGACAGCGTTGGCGTCATCCATAGCAACTCCGGAGCCACTTGTTACAGCAGATACCACGCCGCCTCTTTCGCAGGCTGCGTTAGAGAAGAAAGAAATATCTGTTAAGAGTTCGATACGATCTGGTTTAAGAGCCATGTTATTCTCCCTTGTTAAGTTTTTTACCTAGTCTAGCACAAACGAATTCAATTAATTCAGCACGAGTGGTGTCAACTGGTGATGTTTCACTACTAACACTGAGATTTACAGTCTCTTCAACTTCAACTGTGTCAAGAGCAGATGCGTCTACTGTGTCTTCGGAAGCTTTCTTCTTTTCCTTTGTTTCAGTATCTTCATCTTCTTTTTTATCGTCTTCTTTTTTATATTTGTTGAGAAGCCAAGGTGGCATCTTGCCAGCAAACAATGATGTCATTGCTTCAAAAGCTTCATCATTGAGATTGTCAAACTTTTCAACTGTAGCTTCTGCTGACTCAGCATCAAAACCACAATCTAGTAAAGAGGCTTTCCTCTTCATTTTCTTCTCTTTCTTGGCCATTTCTTCTTCTTTCATCTTATAGCCAGCGATCACTTCATTAGCTGCTTCTAAAGCTGCCTTAAGATTATCGTTTTCTTTATTTTTGACATCTTCGTCTTCTTTAACCTTAAGCTTCTTAGCTGCTTCTGTCTCTTCGTCTTCTTCTTCTTTTTCTTTCATCTTCTTGGCCATAGCTTCATTGATAGCCTTTAGGGCTTCAACTTCGGCTGTAAGAGAAGCAATTAGCTCTTCTGTTGCACTAGATGTTTCGGTTTCTGTTGTTGTATTTTCTGTGGCAGTAACTTCTGTTGAAGTTTCTACTGTGGCCTCTGGAGCAGATTCTGTGGCGACAACAGTCTCGGCAACTGTTTCGACCTGTTCGATAGTTTCTGCTACTTGGTTTTCTGAACTCATAATATTATTCTCCACTTTAGAGGTTAACTGATTGTTAGATACACCTGCTATTGATAAATCGCTACTTTTTTTAGTAAACAAGTCATCAATTATGTTTTTGTTAAAAATAATACTTTCTGGATTAGCGGGTTTTTCAACATATCCCTTACCAGAAAATGTGATATTTCTTAATACTCTACCTATCTTATAATTATCATGTTCTCCAAAGCCACCATAGGCTCTTAGGTATTTAGTTAAGTATGCAGTATTCTCATTACGAGCTAAAGTCTTATATGTTCCAGTTGACTTATCTAATAACCCATAATCAAAACCTTTAAAGAAGCACTCCATACTTACAAACTTATTTCCAGACTCTATTTCTGCAATAAGTTTATCTGATCTATCTTTTAGTTCTGGACTAGTAAAAGCTCTATAGATTACTGATCCAGTTAAAATATGATATTTTTCTGGGAGATTCTCTATAGGAGTATCGGCAGAAATAAGAATACCATCTTCGGTGATTGGCCAATTACTAGTAATATGACCGATAATTAAATTCTCATCATGTTCTAGATTAGTAGGTTTATCTTCTGGGGTATTTCTAGCCATCCATACTTCATCTTTATCGAAAATATCGTCATTTTTATTCCATGAAGAAGTCACTAAGATAGACTGAACATAATATAGATCAGAATCCTCAATGGATGCTAAACTTTTAAATTTTCTAATCTGTGATTTATTGGAGTGACATGGCTCCGCTACGGAAGCATAAGAAATTGATGCAGATGAGGATATTTTAGCCTCTAAACCGTCTTCACGTTCTGCTGTAAATACTTGCATTATTTATACCTCTTTTTCTATAGAAGAATACACCATAGAATAAAATGAAGCTTTGGCCTGTTTATGTTCGTCAACAGACAGATCTTTATTTAGGTCAGCTTTAAGTTCTTTAAGCCATACACTATAGGATAATATTGTTTCGTTTTTGTCGAATTGACTAAGGTTGCCTAGTATATCGATAATTTTCTCTGAAGCTATTGTGGTAAGTGGCTCTAGTGTGAATAGAATTTTAGTCTTAATTAAATCAACTTCTTTGGTCTCTTCGCTTGACAAGCTTCTAAGATTTTTCTTGTTGTAGAACTCTAGCAGTATGGGGTTGATAATTTGACTAATCTTGTCTTGTGCTTCAGAAGCCCATAGTAAAAGTTTGGCGCCTGTTTGTGGTTTGAAAACTTTGGTCTTCCGTTTTTCAGTATCTTTAGAATTCTTAGGTCTACCTTGTCCGGGCGATCCTGGCAAAGATTCAGGAGAATCATTTGCCAACTTCGTTGAGGGTGCAGACGCAGGGGGTTGTTTCATTTCAAGCGCAGATTTTTCACCACTCTTCTTCTTCTCAAGCTCAAGTCCAACCTGACTAGGAGCTACTGAACCACCTTGTAATGCTATCTTCTTAAGAGCATTTTCTACTTGTGGATCAAACCAAGGACCAGCTTTTTTAACCATTCTATTTCCGTCTCTGTCTCTGGATTCTTTGTTGAGTCTAGTCTTTTCCATATCTGGATCAAGACCAAATCTTGTTTGAATAAGTTCATCAGATACAAGGTTTCTATCTGCTAGTTGTACTAGTAAAGACTTCTCTGTATCTTCATTACTAAGATCCATTCTGTCGAATTCTATTTTGGCTGGGTATCTAAAGCCCATAGCCTTTTGTACTAAAGCAATTTCTTGTTCCCAGAAATCTATCAATACATCTCTGCCATACTGAAGTCTCTGAGTTAAGGTCTTTAGTGAAATAAAGTTATTAGTAGTTCCAGCTGCTCCAAAGGTTCCAGTAAGAGTTGGAGGAATACCTAAACCAGCATAAACACTATTCATGTGAGGAATATATTTTCCTTCACCCAAGAATTGATGTACTGCTGTCTTAGATTCTATAAGCTCAATATCTGGACCCCAAACAAGATCCATTGTGCCTCCGCCAACATTGTTTCCTAAAATTTGTGCTAGTTTAGCTGTTGCTGCTTTAGTAGGAGCAATCTTATGTTCTAGACTACCTAGTTTAAAAATTCTGATATTAGAAATAGCTCCATCAAGAGCAGCCATATCTGCTAACTTTAGTTTTTCAATAACGTTAATATCATCCATAATCGCATATACCATGGGAAATGCCCATGACTGCCAATCATCTTTTTTATAATGAAATACTAGTGTCTTGTTGGTATCTAATGGATAGGGCAATCTACTTTTAGCTGCTTCAATAATTGGAGCTGGTAATCCGTTGACAACCTGCTTCTCTGCATCAGTTTTAGGATTATTAATTAGCTTTCTTAGCTCTGGCGGTAGTTGTAATTCATAAGCCTTAGTAGATGTAAATGAAGATAATGCTCCGGCTGCAATGTCTACTAAGAAAGGATCTATAAAAGTATAAACCCAAGGAATTTCTCTTTTTTCTAATTGTAGTTGAGATAGATCTTGAACTTGTAGATCCGGAGAAGCAATAGAAGTATATAGTTTATCAGCAACCTTAAGACTGAGCTTGCCAGTTTGTCTATTAATAACAACGTTACCGGTCTTATACAAATTATTTAAAAATCTTTCGCTACGATCTTTACCTCTAATCTTCTTAAACCATTGTCTGTAAAATCTTTCTATTCTTTTATTTTTATGAACTAGTCTAATTCCTTGACTAGCAAAGTCTCCCATGAGATCAATAACATTTTTTACTAAGCCCACTCTTTGATAAATATCTTCTGCTCTTCTGATAATCATTTTGATTTCACGAGGAACAGATTCATCTGGACGGAAGTAGTCGTAATCAGACCTTGTTAATCCTGGTCGGCCAGAGGTATTTCGGTCTAAATTAGAATAATCTAATCCATAACGTCTCATACCGCTAGCCTTTTGGACAAGAGTATATTCTGACATGGATTCAGAAGACTGTTTAAGAGCTTCTTGTTTACTGGCTAAATCGTCTCCCCAAGCAACATATGCCTGCTCATTAGAGACTTGTTCATTATTAACAGCTTCGCTTTTTGGATATTTTTTAGCCATATTTTTTGTATTACTATTGTAATTTAATTGTAATTCGATTAGTGTTTTTATACACTGTTATCTATAAATACCAGTATAAATATCGTCGTCATTTGCCATAGAGGTAAACCATTCTGGACCTTTATACATATTTCCTTGTTGACCAACTACATCTTTGGCATTTCCTCCAATAACTTCATACTTTACAGATTGTAAAGTTCGATTCATTTGTCTAGCAATCATATTAGCAATAACCAAAGCACTATATCGGTCTTTTCTAAGTCGGCCTCTTTTACCATTAGGTAATTTGACCTCTGGAGTATCCCATCGATCTCGTCCTCCAGAACCAGTGCTAGTTTGTGTCATAACAATTGTGGTCAATTCGCTTTTTAGATCTTCAATTTCTAATATGCATTCACTAAGGCTATCATAGATAGGATTGAGATCAGCACCTAGAATATCTTTTCCTTCTTTATCTAGAGCTAAACCTAATGTTAAAGAATCAAATCTAGGAAACAATAATACTTTGTCTTCTAAGTCTTTTCTTAAACCATGATTAGCTTGTGCTGTCCAATCTGCCTTCGCAAATTGTACTAATTCTAACATATGCAGTCCTGCTTGATTATCTGTATCTCTTGCTTTGTTGTAATCTATGGCTGGCCAAATAAGATGTTCACCATCTTCTAACTTGCTAGGATCATGTAAAGCTTCTTCGATTGCAACACCACCACCTTGAGCATCCATACCTATTCTAGCACAAGGAAAAGTTTTCATGAGATTACGAATCTTTCTAGCACAGAATCCATAAAAATCATACTCTTTAACTAATCCTGTTTTTTGTCTTTCTTTAAAGTTGCTTCTATTAGTAGTCCATACATATACAATTCTAGAATGATCAGGATGAACTTCTAGCACCACAATACTAAAATTATCTTGCTCGGATGCTGGGTCGATACCATAAACATATTGAAGTGATGTATTACCGGTAACAATAGGATCGAATATGATAGGTTTATTATTAATTATGATTGGTTTTGAATCATTAACTACGCAGTTTTCAATTAAGCTGCGCTTAAAGAATCCATCACTATCTGCTGTAAAACATGCAGCATATTCCATGTTATAAATACCAGTATGAATAGTAGCCTTGGCTCTACTCACCTGTTTATCATCCATGAATCCCTTAGGAATTAATTCGTATGGAATACGAATAATTGAATAATCTTTCCAATTAAAATTACTAGGGACTTCTCCTTTGAAAAGATCTTCTAGTTTTCTAGTATCTCCTTGACTTTCAATGATAGCTTTATATCGTTTCCAGTAACTAGCAAAATGCTTAAAAGAATAATCAGCAGTACCAGATATTATAGCTTGGTTTCCCATCTTGGTATCAAGAGCTTCTAGTTCTTCATTCCATAAACCAGCTTCACTCATAGCTGCCTTTTTAGCATATTCTTTAACGTTCTGAATAGGACTAGCAGATACGGCAGCGAACCCTGATACTACCGTCTCATAAATATCAGGACTAATAGATGCAAATTCGTCAGCGATAATAATGTGTGCTCTTAAACCTCTAATCTTGCTACCGTCGCCCATTGGAACAGCAATAGTCCAGCTATCACCCAAACGAATAGTACATCGGTCAACGTCTCTTCTTGGACCATCATCATTACCATTGAAAATGCTTCTTAGAATAGGACTACCTCTCCAGATAGTTTCCATATATTCAAAGATAATTTTGCTCTGTCGAAACGCAGCGCC